ATAAGGTGCAAACGCAGATAGGTAAGGTAATGCCGGTTTGATCTCGTTCGGTATTATCTTATCGAGTACTTTTGAAATTGGTTTAGTTAATTTTTTTAGCCAGCCCATAATTGTCCTTTAAATGTCTTGAAATAGCAAGTTAGCGACGCTTGAAAAAACGCTGTGAGATAACAATTTACAAGGTTTTTTGCCAATCGTCAACATTTATACGTCTCCGCTACCAGCCCCTAAATTTATTTGAGCTACCTTAATATGAACATCTCTACGTATATGCTCTCTTTTTGTAGCTGTATCAGGATGATTTACATCATCATCAGCTTCTTTATCTGACATATATTCTTGTCCTGTTGCAGTATTAGTTAAAGTAATCTCTACTTCAGGGGTAATGACGTGGGTCTTTTTCCCATCAATTACTTGGTATTCACTCTTTGCTTCTTGCTCTATAAATGGCATATTTTTCTCCTATGTTTGTGTCACTTCTGCTGGTCTAGTTATTTGTAATACAGATGCTGTCATTTTTATAACATTTCCTGTAGCACATTGCATCTTGATTTTATCTCCAGCTTCTAAAATCAAGAGGTTATTAAAGGTTAAAATATCAACGCTATTACTCGCTAATACGTTACTCTTATCAAATTCATAATCCGTAGAGACTGAATTGTCTCGAACTGCTGTTGTAACATCTAACGCTCCACTATGAGTATTATATATTCTAATACTTTTAACAATGGTCGTTGTGCCCGTAGGGGATTCATACATATCATCATACGATCCTGCCGATGTTATTTTTGCTTGAATATTTTTATATACGTTTGCCATTATGATAAGAAGAAATTAAGTCTTTCTGCGTCATCCTTTTCTGGTTGTTGATAGGTTGAATTAAGTTGTTGAATTAAAGACGTTAACGTTCTGTTAATCTGTCTTTGATTATCTTCACTATATTCTCTTTTAGGTTCTGGTAATCTTACTACTATTTTTGTCATTTAACATTTCCATTTTCTTAAAGATTTATTTATTCTACTATTTGGATCTCTAGCTGTTTTAGCTGATGTTCTACTACGTTTCATTCCTTTCATTCTTGCACAAAAAGATTTTCTACGTTTAGCTGCTTTAGATCCTTTTTTAACTTCTCCTGTTACAGCCATTTTTAATTTTGATCCAGGATTTTCTTTTCTATAAGAGGCAATACCTTTCCTGTTTAAACCTCCTGATGGAGATTTACCTTCTTTTCTTGTCCACGCTGCAGTTCCACCTGTTGCGTATAATACTCGGCCTTGGCCTCTAATAGAAATATCACCCATTATGTTTTCTTTGCTGTTTTAGCTGATCTTTTTAATGCTTTATCAGAAACGGTTCCTTTACCTTTCCTGCTCGTACCAGCTTTTTTTCTTTTGTTCATATAGTAGTACAATCCTTTTTTAACTGTACGACCATCTTTAGTTTTATGTGTGTCTTTACTCATCTCTACCTCCTTCCATCTGGTTGTAAGTCTACTTGAAAAGTACCAAATCTCCAATTTTCTGCAGTACCATCATTTTCAATTCTTAAACTTGCATAACGTCCTCTAGCTCTTGTATCTATTTTTTGTGTACTAGGTAAAATAGTAAATGGACTATAAGTACTATTAGCCAAAGTATCAGATGGATAATCTTTAAGTTTAATAGTTACTTTAGCAGATGTTTGTAATACTTTAAAATTAGGTATAAATCTTCTCATTGCTAAAAAGACTTCTGTTTGATCTTTAGCTAATGAAAAATTATAAGATTGTATAAATGAAGTCAGTTTAGTGGTTTGACCGTCTGGATCAATTTGATCGGTTCCTACTTCGTGTTGAAAATAAACTGTTTGGCCTAATCCACTGGCTCCAACAATTGCTGGAAACGTTCCTTCAGATCCACTATTAAATCTAGTTGCATAAGGTTTTGGATAAATAACTGAGTCAATCCAAGTGGTTCTAATAGAATTAACATTAGTACCGGTATACCAATTTCCCATTGGAACATTAGCCGATTCACCATAATTATAAACTACATAACGATCATTATAAGTTGAACTAGAAGTTGGATACCACCACGTTACTTCTGTAAATAGATTATTAATTCCCGCACAAACTTGTTGACCTTTTGTGGTATCAAAATCATCAAAGACATAATCTTCTACACTACAAGGTAAATTATTAACCGTACCATCAAAAGAAAAGAATCCATTATTACCTACCCAATAGGCTACTCCATCTATCTCGACTACTGCATTCTGTCCAATTAAACCACAGTTAGTACCTACTTGTTCAAAACCAAACGTAAAAGGAGCTCCTACAAATTTCATTGAGTAAAGAGCATTATCGGTCCAAACAAGAATATTTTCTTTAGCAACAATAGCTCCCATTATTTTTGAACCATCTTGAAGTCGATACGTACCAGCACTATTATCCGCGCTCGGCGCATATTCATTAATTTTTTCTTGATTAGAAAACCTAATAAACATATCGTCTTGGGTAGAGGCTGTTCCAATTGTTGTCTCAGTTCCTAAATGAATTAAGTGTCTTGTTGTTGGTGAAATTAAAGTTAATCTACTTGCGGTTGGATTACCTAAATCTCCAGTAATTTTAGTTACATAATTTGTTGTATCTCGTGACGCTCTTGTTTCAAAATTATTTGCAACAGTTGAATCCCAAGTATAAGTTTTTCCATTTGCAATCGTTGCAACCAAAGTAGATCCCCAATTACTTAAAGACCATAAACCAGGCTCAAGCGTAACAGAAGATGCTTCAACTGCGTCTCCCCATCCAGCCCAATTTGTTGCATCTTGTGCTACAGCTCCACTTGAATGAGCTTGACCATTAGAAGTACCGGGAGTTGCTGTGCCTAAAGCTCCTCGAGTTATTGTTGTTAAATCAGGAGCTGAAATTCCTGTGTAAGTAATTAATTCGGCATTAGGTACGGTTCCTACAGCTACCGTTCCTGCGGGGGATGTAAATCCTCCAGATGAAGTTAAGGTAACACTTGTACCAACTCCTCCTGTACCAGCTGTATCAGCATTTAATGCGCCGTTAGTTGTTGTTGATTGAACTCCTGAAATAGTTCCACCATAGTTTCCAATTCCAAAACCATATCCATAAGATTGTTCTGAAGGACCTACTCTTGCATAAGGTTTAAGAGTAGCTGAGCTTCCTGAAGTTAAATCAGAACCTCCTCCGTTTGCTTCTGCAGTAGGTGAAGTAATAGTAAAAGTAGTATTGCTTGGAACACTAATAACTTGACAAATTTTATCTTCAAAAAGAGTAGCACTTAAACTAGAACTTGTTGGCATTGTTACACTGTCAAAAACAATCATATCTCCTACTTCAATACTATGTGTGCCTGAAGTGGTAACTGTAATAGAAGTGCCAGGCGATGTACTATTAGTTGTTAAAGTTGATGAAAAAGTAATAAGATTAGCTGCATTATCATCCCTAAAAGGAGTAATGTCATAGACTGCGCCTTCGTAATAAACTAATAAAAATTTATCTGTTCCAATACCTACGTATCGGTTTCCATCTAAGTCTACAAAAGAATGTTGTTTTCTTGCTACACCGTGAATAGTATCAGTTAATAAAGAAGACCAACCTCCTACTTTTTCAGGAAGTCCATATCTCCATCTTACATTATCTGAATCTACCCATCTACCGATTGCTCCAACAGCGGTATCTTGTTTGTCTACTCCGGGGGCAAATTTGATTGACGTTAGAGCCATTGTTTAGCTCCTATGTTGCTTTACTCAAATAATTCCAGCCACAAGTACTATCTACATAAATAAAAGTAGCGGCCATAGCATTAGTTGTTAAATCTACGTTAGACGTACCATTATTAATAGGTTTTCCATTTCTATCGACTGTACACTTATTTGAGCCAAAATAATTTCTTGAGTCAATAATTGTTACTGTATCTCCAACTTCAGGAGTTGCTGGTAAATTAACAGTTACAATTGCTGAAGTTGTATTAACAAAAACTTGATCTCCGGCTACAGCTGTATAAGGACTATAAGTATTATCAATAGCATATACTCCATTTTTTAATACAATAACCTTTGTTTCACTTCCATCAGATCTACAAAGATTAACTGATTTATTAGAAAGCTGAGTAGTAGAACCACCTGCTGTTAATACTCCTAAAGTATATTTATTAGTACCATTTCTATTTGTTTGATCATCAATAAACCAAACTCTGTTAGCCGTGTTTGGCATTGTTAAAGTTCTATTCGCTGCTAAAGTACCATAAAGTCTAAGGTAAACATTTTTACCATTAGAAGTAGCACCATCAGTTAAGGCTAGTGTAATACTAGCTGCAGCCATATCAATAGATGTATAGCCCGTTGCAGCTTGTTCTACAATTTGTAAATTGGTATTAGTGATTCCACCCCATTGTCCGGCTTTTTCACCTGTTGTTATAAGTTCTAATTTTGTATTTGTACTATAAGTTGATGCCATAATTTTTTAACACTCGTCAATTGCTGTCCAGGTCATTGTTGCACCT